CCTTTTGTAAGTTTTACTTTGTTCATTTAAAAATCTCCTGCGGGCGCGACCCGCTTGATACACTTGCCTCTACAACAATTCGTTGGAGGCCGAAGCATCCAGTGATTAGCCGTGTAAATGTTAATTTGATTTGACATTTATTCCTTCGTCTCCCATCATCATACACAAAGCATAGCTTGTGCCAGAACTTAGCCAACCACATAAAAGCAAATTAACCATCGTAACTTCAAAAGTAAATAGTTCAGTCCAAGGCGAAATTGAACAAACTAAAACACCAGCCCAAAATCCGAGACACATGGGGCAGCGAAAGAAGTGATAATCCGGCCTTATCTTATTGAAAATTGAACCGTATGCTAGTAACTGGGTTAAGCCATAGCAAATTAAAATAAACCATAGCATCTTAAATCCTGTAAAGCAGTCCGTAGGGTTTTGAATAGTCCGAACCCGGAAGCGTTCCCTTTTCCGCTGATTGAGGGACCTTTCCATAAGGTGTTGTCTCATCAGCAGGGGGATCAACATACATGTCCTCAACATCATCTAAATAATCGTCAAGAGTCGTATAATCATGACCGTGCCTTTCTATGTATGTCTTAGTTAAAAGAAGAACCACCTGTAGCACGTCAACTTCATCGTTGACGGCATAGAATCCCTCTAAAGAGCGAAAAGTTGCGCCGCTCCTAATAGAACCCAAGGTTAATGCGCCCTTATCCTGTAAATAAGTAAGATAGTCATTTTGCATCGGGTAGGTATCACGATTCACATGTTGTTTTGGCATCGTGACAATTTTATTCTTAAAAGGTATTAAAATAATATTAAAAAATCGGTTATCGTAAATAATAATGTTATTATCTAACGTCTTTCTAGCATTTAATTTAACACTAAAAATAGGCCCCCTAATGTGTACCACTAAATCAGCAGGAGCTTCAGGGTCAATACCCGCAGCCTCTACTTCTTTTTCGCCAACTGAAATTTCAAGTGTCATTGCTGTTGAATCTCCCCAACCAAGTCTTGTGTTTTAAGAAGCAAGATTAAATCAGCTTTTTCATAATTTCTTTTATTTTTAAAGCCTTCTAAAAGATCTAAAACCTGTACTGCTTTACTCTTCATGTTTTCATCAGTCTTAAATTCTTCGGTAACAAGACTCTCTTTCAACTCTTCTTTTAGCCTTTGTAATTCTTCGTTTATAAACAGTCTAAGCTCTGTATCATCGGCATCGATGCTACCCATGTACTTTGAAATTAAAGTTTTTTGTTCTGTGAGGAGTGAGCCAAATGTTTTATTAAACTTCTTAATAAATGTTTTTATTACCACTTCATCTAAAGGCTCTTCGGCCTCAACGTCCTTTTCTTCGGTGGCGACCATTGATTGAACGATTTTCTTTTCTAAAAGAACCTTGTTTTTAACATTTACATCGTCCTCATGAAATATTTGATAAGCAGTCGCTAAATTTTTATAGTTTGAAACATAATTTTGAAATACAGAAGGGGCTAGTTCATGATTAATAGTATGAATGGCCTCAGTATGTTCGTCGCGAAGATCCTTATTGCCAAAAGTAGAATAAGCTCTGCGGACTTCATATAAAATCTTTTCTGCTGTTATGTAATCAACCTCTCTTGTTTCTAAAATCGCCTTATACAACTTTAGTTCCTTGTACATTAACTTGTTTTTATTAAAGACTTCTTTTATAACCCTTCTAACTTTTTTTCCATACTCTACGTCTTTATTGATTGTAGCCTTGGCAAACTCGCGAGTCAAAGCTTCAAAAACAAATGCCGGGTTTCTCTTTTTATTATGCTTAAACCTCATCTTTTTTCTCCAGTCCATCAACTATCTTATCTGCCCTTTCAGTTAATGATTCTAACTGTGCCTCTAAACTATTATAAATAGTTTGCTTTGCCTCAACCATACCACGAGTTAATTGTTTAATGTCTCTTGATGCTCCAGCGGTATGTAGGGCATTCGCTACTCGACCTTTCGTCCCATTTTTCTTTTTATCACGCCACGCAGGGACTGGACTGTACTTTTTATTGCCAGACTTACCAGCGCCGACGTACTGCACAGTATTATCACTATAAGTTATTTTAGTAGGCTTTTTATCGTCGCGTTTGCCGGCACCCGGCTCAACTAAAAGAGGTGTTTTTTCTTCGGGGCCGGTTGGGGCTTCTTCGGTTGGAGCTTCGGCACCTAGTTCACCACCAAGCTCTGCTTCTCCACCTAGCTCACCGCCAAGCTCACCGCCAAGCTCTCCTCCTGTTTCTGCGCCCAAATCGCCTGCTGTGCCGGGGGAATCAAATCCCGGCTCTTGTGTGGCGGCTTCAAGGGCTGTATCAATTTTCTTATCAAAGAACCTTTCTCTTTGATTACGCAGGAACTCTTCATTATCTAAGCCAAAGATGTTTTCAGCAATCCAGCGACGACTAAATAACGTATCTTGGGCCGCGCCGGCAACACTAAACTTTTGGTTAATGAATTCTAGCTCTTGCATTTGAGCAAGACGACTTGGATTACTAAGAGAAAGATCAAAAGAAATAATGTCCTCGCCTCTATAGCCTAAAGTATAAAGGTGAATAATACCAATTTTTTCTAGCTCGCCAATAACGGCTCTTTGAAGTCTTTGAATTGTTCGGGCAAAACGAATGTCTTTTTGGGCTAAGGTAGTTTTCTCTTCCTGCATTGTATCTTGCTGGGCCAAATAGGACTTTGGAATCTTAATAGCTGAGAATAGTTTGTCTCTTAGATAATTTACATCTTCAATTGCTGCTGCGTTTTGGCCGCCCGGGAGAGTTTCAATGGCCGTTGCAGAACCGGCACGAACTGGTAAATAATAATCCTCTTCCACTGACATTGGGTTATAACGAAGATCAATATTACCATTATCTTCATTAATCACTTGATGTCTTTTCATGTTGGTAATGACTTTTTGCATGTATTGTTCAATGTCTTCAGGCGAAATCCCCCCAACATCGATCTTAAAAACTCTTCTCTCTGGTGCCCTTACAATACGATAGGCCATCATCGCGTCTTCCATCAGAGTTAATTGTCTCCAAATACGACGAGCAGACTCTAAAACAGAAGTGCCGTAGGGGGCATACTTGTCATTTCCTAAAATACGAAAATGGGCCATTTGCCAATTCTCAAAAGTAAGACCACCCGAATTCCACTGGTATTGAATATAATTGGGATTGCCCTTGTCTTCGCCCTCCAGTCTCTCAATTTCTCGCGTGGGTAGCCCAATCGCAGAAGTAATTCCCATTTTTTCGTCAATGTCTAAATAAAGAAAGTAATCTCCGTATTTACACATGTTTCGACACCAACTAAAAAGATTTGATTCAACGTTTAAAACAGTATAAAACAATTCTTCTAAAATACTCTTTAATTCTTCGTTATGACATTTAATATTAAGAAGCGGCGTTAAAATACTGTGGGTAGTCATCTCGTCGGCATAAATGTCTAAAGCTGATGCGAGTTCGGGCGTGTATTCCATCTGATCAAAATCTAAATAGCGCTCGGCACGATTATGATTAATCATGATAGACGTATTCATATAGTTGTAAGGATTATAGCGCGATCTTTTAAAGTCTAAGCCGGCCAAGGATTTGAAGCGAGTTGAATATTTATTTAAATTTCTTTTTCTATCCAAAGAAGGCGCCTTGGATTTATAATTGACGATTGGACCAGAAAAGATTCTAGTTAACGCCTTAAAGAGGGGAGCCACTTCATTTCTTGGATTTCTACTTTGATCTGCCATTACTACCCCTTAAACAACCACGCAAATTGTTGAGCTTGGTTGTATTTTTTTCTTATTTTTCCGCTAGCCTTTTCATTATACCCTAATTGACCGGGAATTTTAGTGTTCATATTCTTTTTACCAATTGAAATTGCTCCTACCATGGCATGTCTATATTGTAATTCCCGCTGGTTGATGACCAAAGCAATATCTCTAATCCAGCACGCAATAGCACAAGACATAACCAAGTCATCATTATAACTTCTCATAGCTTCCGCCCTTCCGTTATTCCAAATAAAAGTTTTCATTTCATTAGCTAGTCGCGTAGAGTTTACTGTAATTAGTTTTGTGCGAATGAACTCTTCGAACTTGGCAATAATCAAAGGTCTGGTCTTAGAAGACATAGTTACGCCCGGTATGGCATTTGAAACCACTTCAGCCTCATGTCTATCAATAAAATTATGTGAGTGTTTAGTTGAATAATAAAGATTTGGGTGTCTCTTATCCTTGAGCTTATCTAATACCGTCATGCCAATAGAGTTATTTTCAACGATTGTCAAACAAAAACCGTACTCTCTGCTAGCCTCAAAAATCATTTCAGCATAAACATCCAACGTTGGCTTTCCTTGGTACTCAGCAACCTGAGTCATTGTATCTGTCTCAAACACCTGAAAGGCTGAAAAATCTTTCCCGTCACCACGGGCAACGTCAGCCACAAGGGCATATTTCTTTCCCTCTTCAAAAGATTCCCAAATCCAAAAATTTCTATCGTGGCCGGTTTTATATTTTGGTTCACACAAGCCTTTTTGAATTCTCTCTAAGTCTTCGCCGTGAATCAAGGTTTCCCCTGAAAAGTTAAAAGAGCATTGAAGTTCTTGGGCAATTTGGCGGCGCGACATGTTTCTGGTTTCTTTTTTAAACCACTCTTCGTCCCTGTCTGGATGTCTGCTCCATTGCAAAGTGATGGGGTAAAAATCGTTCTTTCCTTCCTCGGCGTCAGTAAATGTTTTATGGAACCAGTTGCCAACGCCATTAGGAGTAGATAGCGCAATACATCGACCACCAGTTGATAGCGTCGGGTATAAACCAGTCCAAAGTTCGTCTAAGCCTTCAATGTGAGCCGCCTCGTCAACTACCAATAGTGTTAATGCTTCAGAACGACCAGCGTCTCCCGATGTAGATGACGCCTTAATCTGTGATCCGTTGACCAACTCAAAAGAATTTTTATTGTCTGTGGTAATTTTAGCGATCATCAACCACGGAGGAAGTGACTTCATCATAAATTTAACTTTTTTTACTAAGTTAGAAGCGGTACTAAGTTTAGTCGCCACCACTAAGATGTTTTTGTCTCTGTGGAAAAGCATCATCCAGCAGATATATGCTGCGGCCGTTGTCGAAATACCTAACTGGCGGCCTTTGTTGATTACATTAAATCTGTGTTCGTTAAACTTTTCGATACAATCCTCTTGGAAGTCATAAAGATTAAAAGGTATTGTTCCTTCCAAAGGGTGGGAAATTCTACAAAAATTATTAATAAAATAACTCGGGTCCTTACCACACCGAATGATTTCAGCAACAACTTGTCTCTTTGTTAATTTAAAAGCCATTAAAGTAATTAGAACTTACGCCAGAAAGGCTTATAAGCTAATGTCTTTTTGAGTTTTTCTTCTTTAAGGCCGCGCAACATGTTATAGAAATTAGGTTCAGTTTTGGTATCGCCGGGTGCCTTTGGCTCTTCCTGATTCTTCATACCGCCAATCTTATAAATACATTGGGCCTGTACAACAGTTCTTAACTTGTTAATCGGTTGAATCACGATGTCAACCTCACCTTGGTGCTTGAGGGATAAATTTACACCGGTGGCTTTTTTAGCTTCTTTCTTGACATACTTAATAATGTCTGCGAGTCTTTGTTCGATCTCTCTTTGGTATTTTCCCAAGCCCATCTTGTGAATGCCGCGTAGGCCACTCATAGTTTCTTCAGTGTGGTACTTAACAATTAAAAGATCACCCTGAAGACTTAAATCAAAACCATCCATTACACGACTATCTAAAACCGGATTTCCCTTGTTTCTACGCAGCCCCTTTACAAGAGGTTCCCCTTTTTCATCTTTGGCCCCATCGTATGAATTTGCCATGGCGGCGCTGATACCTTGGATTATTTTGTGAACTTTATCGTCATACATTAGTTTTTCTTCCATTCGCAACGTTGGCAATGGCCAACTTTTTTAACAAGCACTTTGTCCCTTTTTGACAACTTAAAACTATCACATTCAGGACACCTGTCAACTCGTCTATTATTAAATAGTTTAGACGTGATTAAAATCCCCCCTTGTTCTTTGGTGGAGGAAGAGGATCCTTCATTTTGCACACGCTCTTTTAATTGTTCTAAGTACTCTTTTTCCTTTTCATCATCCCAATAAGAGGCAGGATTTTGAATTGCGTCTTCGCCCCAGCGCTTTTGAATTGCCTTTTCAATTTTGACTATGTAATTTAAATCCTTCTCTTTTTTCATTTCGCTGTCTGCACCGCCGCATAAAAAATACCCAACGATAAGGCAACGCCGCCTATAAAACCACCAGCAAACCACCAATGGTTGTGTGAGTTGGGTTGATTAAGTGTTATCTTTTCAAGATGATCAATTTGATTA